AGGTAGAAGTTTTACTCAAGATGGAGATTTTAATAATGCTAAAGTTCCTATTACTCAGTTAAATTCAAATGCAGGAACAGGCAAGACTCAGATGCTTATTACTAATTATAATCACTATATGGATATGATTAGAACGGTAACAGGTCTTAATGAAGCGAGAGATGGCTCTACTCCTGACCCTAATTCATTAGTTGGTTTGCAGAAGTTAGCAGCTCTGAACTCAAATACAGCTACTCGACACATACTTGATGGTGGATTATATATTTTCCGTTCAATGTCAGAAGCATTGACTTATAGAATTGCAGATATTTTAGAATATTCTGATTTCAAAGATGAGTTTATTAATCAGATAGGTAGATACAATGTATCTATATTAGGAGACATCGCAGACCTTTATATTTATGATTTTGGTATTTTTATTGAAGTTGCACCTGATGAAGAACAAAAAGCACAACTTGAAGCTAATATCAATATGGCATTATCTAAAGGAGATATTAATCTTGAAGATGCTATTGATATACGTGAGCTTAAAAACATTAAACTTGCAAATCAACTATTGAAACAAAAAAGAGTTAAGAAGCAAGATAGAGAAGAGAAGTTGGATATGCAGAAACAAGCTATTATTTCTCAACAGCAAATGCAAGCTCAGCAATTAGCCGCACAAACATCTATGCAGAATATGCAAGGTCAATTGCAGATGAAAATGCAATTAAAACAAATGGAGACTGAGTATAATATCAAGACTATGCAAGTAGAGGCTGAACTAAAATCTCATTTAATGGCTGAAGAGTTTAATTACAATTTAGAGTTAAATAATATGGAGGTTGGAAAAATATCTCAAAGAGACCAATTAAAAGAAGAGGCTAAAGATAAGCGTGTTAGCCTTCAAAATACTCAACAGTCTAAGCTCATAAATCAAAGAAAAAATAACTTGCCTCCATTAGATTTTGAATCCAATGAGGATAGCTTAGATGGTTTTGATTTAGGAGAATTTGAGCCTCGTTAAAATATCAAAAAAATTGTATAGCTTTGTAAAAAATTAAATCAAATTAAAATCAAATCAAATGGAAATGAAAGTAAGATTATTAGATGGTATAGAAGAGAAGGGAACTGCTCAAGTTGAACAAGAATTACTTGAGAAACACGAACAAGAAATCTTAGGGGAGTCAAGTTCGGGTAAATTTGAAGGAATAGCTCGTATTGCTGATGAAGTAATTGAGCCTACAGGTGGAGAGCCTGATGAATTATCAGAAGAACAAGTTCTTTCATATATTGGAAAAAGATACAATAAGCAGATTAATTCATTAGATGAATTAACAGCACAAAGAGAAGAAGCTGAGGCTTTACCTGAAGATGTTGCTGCTTATATGAAATACAAAAAGGAAACAGGAAGAGGTTTTGATGATTTTTTAAGTCTTAGAAAAGATTTTGACTCAATGGAACCTGAAAGTTTACTTAGAAATTATTTATCAGCAACTCAAGAAGGACTTGATGCTGATGATATTGATTCTTTGATGGATGATTATCGTTATGATGAAGATATTGATGACGAATCGCAAATTAAAAGAATTAAAATATCAACAAAAAAGGCAATTGCCGAAGCTAAAAAGTTTTTTAATAATCAAAAAGAACAGTATAAAATGCCACTTGAGTCAAGTGCTGCGTTTGTTTCTGATGAAGAAAAAGAAATTTACGAAAGCTACAAGCAATATACCAAGCAAGCGAAGACTATTGAAGAGGAGAATGAAAGAAAAAGGAATTGGTTTAACCAAAAGACTGAGGAGGTATTTAGCGGAGAGTTCAAAGGTTTTGAGTTCAATGTTAATGACAAGCGAATCACTTTCAATCCCGGAGATGCTAATGAGCTTAAAAAAGCACAAGCTACACCTGCAAACTTTATAAATAAGTTTTTAGATGAGCAAGGCTTAGTTAAGGATGCGGCAGGTTATCATAGGTCATTAGCTGTTGCTATGAACCCTGAGAAGTTTGCAAAGTTCTTTTACGAACAAGGGCAAGCAGATGCAATTGATGGAACAATGAAAGGCATTAAGAATATTCAAATGTCTGAAAACAAAGTTCCTCAAGTTACAAAGTCAACGGGAGGAATGCAGGTAAAAGCGGTAAACCCTGATTCCGGTAAAAGCCTTAAAATCCGTAGTATAAAAAGAATATAAATTTTAAAAATTAATCAAAATGGCAGGTACATTATTATCAAATCCTACTTTTGCATTACAGCCAAGTGCTGAGCAAGTAGCATTGCAGACAAACTATATTACCAACTTCAACTTCTTGAATCAGTATCTTCCTGATACTTACGAGAAAGAATTTGAGCGTTATGGTAATAGAACCATCGCATCATTCTTGAGAATGGTAGGTGCTGAGATGCCTTCAAACTCTGACCAAATCAAATGGGCAGAACAAGGTCGTCTTCACATTAAATACACCAACATTACTTCTGCGGCAGCAATTAACTCCAACACAGCAACTTTCACAGTAGCTGACACAGGTGTTACTTACATCGCAATTAGAGTTGGTCAAACGGTTATGATTCAGAACAACACTACAGGTGTATTCAACAAAGCAATCGTAACTGCTGTTCCTTCTGCAACTACTTTTACAGTAGCTTACTATGAGGCAACAGGTCAAGCATTTGCTGTATCTACTCAATGTACTGTATTCATTTATGGTTCTGAGTTCAAAAAAGGAACTAATGGGATGATTGGTTCATTAGAGTCAGAAGATGACATCTACAGCAACAACCCTATTATCTTAAAAGATAAATATGCGGTTAATGGTTCTGATATGGCTCAAATCGGATGGGTTGAAGTTACTACTGAAAACGGTGCTACAGGTTACTTGTGGTATTTGAAATCAGAGCACGAAACTCGTTTACGTTTTGAAGACTACATCGAAACTGCAATGATTGAAGCGGTTCCGGCTGTTTCGGGTTCAGGTGCTGCTACAGCAGGTTTCATCGGTTCTCAAGGTATCTTCTATGTTGTAAACAATAGAGGTAACGTATGGGGCGGTGGTTCTCCAACTTCTTTGTTAGAGTGGGACACAATCGTTTCTCGTTTGGACAAACAAGGAGCTATCGAAGAAAACGTAGTGTTTGTTAACCGTGGATTGTCTTTCGACATCGACAATATGTTAGCAACATTAAACGGTTACACTTCAGGTGGTGTTGCTCAGTCTGCATCTTTCGGTTTATTCGACAATGATGTTGATATGGCATTAAACTTAGGTTTCACAGGATTCCGTAGAGGTTACGATTTCTACAAGTCTGATTGGAAATACCTAAATGACCCAACTATGAGAGGTGGATTGAACAATGCTGCTGCTACAGCAACAGGTACAATCACAGGTCTTATGGTTCCTGCCGGTTCTACTTCAGTGTACGACCAAATTATGGGTAAAAACGCTAAGAGACCTTTCTTACACGTTAGATACCGTGCTTCAGAAGCTGAAGACCGTAGATACAAAACGTGGATTACAGGTTCTGCCGGTGGTGCTCAAACATCTGACTTGGATGCAATGGAGGTTAACTTCTTGTCTGAAAGATGTGTATGTACTTTAGGTGCAAACAACTTCGTATTATTCCGTTTCGGATAGTATATAGTAAAGAACTTTAGATGCCGCCCCTTCGGGGGTGGCTATAGAGTTCCTAATTAGGAATGAGCCGCTTATGAAAGTTGTTTGAGTAAACGGAGCTAAGAATTGTCGAAGGGCAAGGAAGGAGTAACTTCTCTTTTTGTTTAGTCTCTTTGAATAATCGTAATCTGAGGCTCGGACCTTTTTAAAAGGTAAAAAAAATTAAATTAAATTAAATCAATATTAAAAATGGCAACAATAGTTTCAGTAAACAAAGTTTACAAATTGACAATAGGCAATCCACTTTCCTATAGTTTAGCATCAAGAAATCATCCAAGATTCCCACTAATGTGGTTTGATGAAAAAAAGAATCAAAACAGAGCTTTAAGATATGCAGTTAATCAGAAGTCTCCTTTCGAGGATGAGCAAGATGGTAACTCAATTCTTGAGCCTATTATTTTTGAAGATGGGTTTTTATCTGTTTCAAGAACAAATCCTGTATTGCAAGAGTTCTTGCACTATCATCCTTTAAACGGAAGAATATTCGTTGAAGTAGATGATGAAAAAGATGCTGCTTCTGAAGTAGAAGATTTAGATTTAGAGATTGATGCTTTAGTTGAAGCAAGAAAACTTTCTCTTGAACAAATTGAAACTCTAACAAGAGTTATGTTTGGAAAAGACCCTTCTACAATTTCGACAGCGGAATTAAAAAGAGATATATTGGTATTTGCTAAAAATGACCCAAAAGGTTTCTTAGCTACATTGAATGACCCTGAACTACAGTTTCAAGCTAAGGTTAGATTATTCTTTGAAGAGAAGTTATTAGCATTACGCAACGGAGATAAAGAGGTTTGGTTCAACACACCAACGAACAAGAAAAAAATGTTGTCAGTACCATACGGAGAAGACCCTTATGATATGGTGGCTTACTTCTTGTCAAGTGATGATGGGATTGATGCTCTTAAAATGTTAGAGGCTAATTTGCCGCAATAACACAACCGGATTGAGGTGTCCTTGGTCGAAAATTAGCACAGATTTATTTCTGTGCTTTTTTTATGTATATTTGTAAAAAGATTTGAAAAATGATAAACGAAGTTAGAAATACAGTACTATCCGTATTAAATAAAAATAATTATGGGTATATTTCTCCATCAGACTTCAATTTATTTGCTGAAAATGCACAGATGGAGATATTTGAAGATTACTTCAAAAATTATAACAAGGCTATAAATGCTGAAAATGCACGTACAGCCGGGAGTGATTATGCTGAAATTGAAGGTCCTATAGCTGAAACTCTTGAAGGTTTTTTAGTTACAAATTATTTAGCACATTTAGGCTTAAATAGATACTCAGCACCATCTCTTACTACAACAGGAGATGATGATTATTATATTCTTAAAATGCTTTGTCATACAAAAAAATTGACATCAGGAGCCACTACAGGCGTATCTTCAAATTTACTTGTAAATTCTGCTGCAACATTTTTATCTGATGGTTTGTCTGTAGGAGATGTTGTTGTTAATGCAAATTTAAGTACTGTTGCTACAATTACAAATGTATTTTCAAACACAACATTGGTTTTAAGTGCTAATCTTTTTACAGCAGTAGGACAGGTTTATAATATTTACTCAAAAGCAGTAAAAGAAGCAGATAAAGTAAGTGTTGGAAAAATCACAATGCTTAATGCATCGAGCCTAACAAGTCCAACTGAATTTTATCCATCATACACTCTTGAGGAAGAGACAATTAAGTTGTTTCCCGACACTATAGATGCTAAAGGAAAAGTTGAATGTATTTATTTTAGATACCCTAAAACTCCAAAGTGGACATATATTACATTAGTAAGTGGGGAGCCTGCTTTTGACCAATCACAACCTGATTATCAAGATTTTGAACTTCCTTTTTCAGATATTTATATATTAGTAATGAAGATACTTCAATATTGTGGTATTTCAATTCGTGAAACTGAAGTTGCTCAATTTGGTATGATTCAAGAACAGCAAAATAATCAATAATAAAAACAACGAGAAATGGCATATATATCGCAATATGAATATTACGACAATAATGGTAACACACCTCAAGATGCAAATTGGGGTTCGTACCAATATGTTAGTTTAGATGATATAGTCAATAACTTCTTATTGATGTATTCAGGAAACCACTCATTAGTAAATAATGAAGAAAGGTATAAAATAATCTTTCACGCAAAACGAGCCATACAAGAGCTTAATTATGATGCGTTCAAGGAAATAAAAGTATTAGAGTTAAGCGTGGCAGATTCGCTAAGATATGTACTTCCATCAGACTATGTGAATTGGGTTCGTATTTCTTTATACAAAGATGGTTGGTTAAGACCTTTGACTGAAAATATTCAGGCATTATCTTCTAATGCTTATCTTCAGGACCAACAAGGAAATATTTTATTTGACCAAAATGGAAACGTACTTAAACCACAATACTCAGATATTGATTATGATAGGTTAATGAAACTAAAGAAAAGCATCTACTTAAATCAAGGAAATCAATTTCACGGTCAGGCAGGTTGGAATATGGATGGAATGTGGTATTTTGATTATAATGTAGGCACACCTTTTGGATTAAATACTGAAACTGCAAACTTTAATCCTACTTTTAAAATTGACAAAAAAGCAGGAGTAATAAATTTCGATTCAAGTATGGCGGGAGAACTTTGTATTCTTGAGTATGTGTCTGATGGTATGGAAAATGGAGACAATTCATTAATCACGGTTAATAAACTATTTGAAGCCTACGTGTACGCTGCAATTGAATATGAAATATTGAGTTCTAAATTCAATGTTCAAGAGTATGTTATTAATCGTTGTCGTAAAAAAAGAAAGGCTTTATTGTCAAATGCAAAAATAAGAATTAGTAATATTCATCCGGGCAGACTCTTAATGAATTTAAGAGGTATGGACAAGATAATTAAGTAATATGGCAAACGTAACAAGAAATTTTTTAGCAGGAAGAATGAATAAAGTCGTT